TGTATTGTAATTTTGGCATCAACAGTGCTGCTGTGCTGGGCGTGTTGTCTTGCCCTACAGACATATTGAACAATGATTGTGATGCTGTTGCCATTTGTGTATCTCCTTAATGTATTTATCTTAAAAAATTCTCAAGTTTAACCGAAAATAGTTGAACCTCTTTCAGCTATTTCACCTGTATTCATAATTCTTACAGGTATGTAAATAAACTCAGCTGCCTTAACAGGTTCAATCGCAATGTCAATCCATAGTTGATTTGCATCTATACGAGCAGGAGTATTATTTGTACCATCACAAACAACCAAATAGTCATATATACCACGCTTAGCGACAAGGTCTACAAACAAGGTCTGTACTACACTTGTAATTTGACTTCTTGTTAATGCATCGTTAGGTTCAAATACGAACGGACGTGCTAATATAGTTAGTTTTTCACGGATGTAATTAACAAGTCTAGCGACATTAATACGATCAAGTGCTGATTGAGTGTCTTTACTATTCTTGTTGCCATAATTCAATAATCCTACACTAGTAAAGAATGCAAGAGGATTAATAAAGTTACTATATAAAACATCACGTATTCCTACACGATTCTTAATAACTTGGAATTCACCGGTAGCTGCGTCTACGTATCCAATGCTTGATGCATTGTCAATCGTACCACGGCGAGTACCTGCTGGTGCTAACCAAGGATAAGCGATTGTATCATTACGTAGGAATGTGCGTAGCATCATGTGACTTGGTGGAACTGCTACTGGAGTACCGGTTAAGTCTGTACTTAAACCACTTGGATAGAACAATCCCATATATTCATCACGGGTAACACATCCATCTTCACCTGTGCTTGCTGCACCTGCTGTATTTTTAGCCCAAGCTTCAATGTCAGTAGCTTGATCGCTTAGTCTCATTGGTGTATCTCCTAATATATACGCAGTATTACCACGTTCATTATTTAGAGCTACCATTTGAGGTTGTAACTCAGGATAGTTTGGAGATGCCATTAAGTTAAAGAAGTTATCTTCTTCACGTATTGTTTGATTGGTAGATATAGATGCAATAAGTGCTTTTACAACCATAGAACGTTGTGCTTTTCTACCCATGTAAGGACTTCCGTCAGTTTGTAATCCACTTGAACTTACCCAAGCATTCTTGACAACCGGAAGTGTTACTTCCCCAAAAGTTTGACCATTGAAATAATTTGATCTGAACTGTTTTACGTTGTAGCCTGATCTACGTGTGTTGAATAATAACATACCAGTTGGGTATTGAGCTGGACTAGGTGCATCTAAATCAAGATAGTTACTGGTTAATAAGCTTACTACACTAGGAATAGGATCACTAATAGGATCAGTGGTTCCGTTTCCTGCCCAACGTGCATCGGCAAAAAGTATACCGTCACCTGAGGTTTGATCTGTATTATCAATCAATATCCATTGATCGATACCATCTGAATTCTGCCAACGACTCAGCACTGGGTAATTTTCTAGATCACTACTATCTAACCATAAGTCTCCGTATGCTAAATTAGTACCATCACTTTGAACAGTTGGAGCAGTTGCGCTTACTATAACTCCATTAGGGTCTGTTGTATTTGTCCCTGTCGCTACAGGATTACCTGAAGAATCATAATTTACATTTCTATAACCTGTCCAAGCGCCTGCTTGCTGAATCATAATGTCAACTTGATCAATTGTACTATAGAACCAATTAGTGTTGTTTATTGGATTAGTAAACGGTGCTCCTTCATTTGCAACATAATCAATCTTTCTCCAATTAGACAATACACTGAAATATTCGGATGCTGCAGATCCTGAAACATACGCAATGGAAGTTACAGCACCTGAATTAACTGACATAACTCTTACTACTAAATTATTATTAGGAGTTATTCCACCTAAATCCGAACCCTGTATCGTTATAGCATCCCCTACATTGTACGATGAGCCACCTGTTGCAACACCATATGGTATATATCCATCTCCACTATAAGTTAAATTTATACTGCATCCAGTTCCTGTTCCAGTTGTACTATACTGAGGTGCATTTAAAATAGGTAAACTAGGAAATACAAATGGTTGAACTGCTGAATTTACAGAATATGATAGTCCTGCTAAATCCAACAAGTCAGGATAATTGAAATTCGGAATTAAGTATACTTCTCCGCCTATCGTTTGAGTTAGTTGAATTGATCCATCTGTTGTTACTGATGCACTTGTATTAGGTATATTTGCATTTTGCCATGCTATTACAAATTCAGCAGCACCGACAGTTCCTGCTGCAGGTAATGTTATGTTGTATACTTGATTTAAATTTACAGGTAAAACTACAGAAAAAGAAGCACTATTAGGTAATACTGGATTTTTTACTGTACCTGTTATTACTGTAGGTCCTGTTACGAGTCTCTTAAAAAAGTATAAGTTGTTACATATATTTGTTGATACGTTTCCTAATGAAGCAAATATTCCAATTAAAGTACCAGCCGGAATGTTTTGACCACCTGCTGTCCCAGTTATTTCAAATGTAGCTTGAGATACGTTAGGATAAATTCCAACCGGTCTTTGTACAAACGCAGAAGCCGTAGTTACAAACTCTTGCATTACAATATTCATTCCGTTGCCTGCTACTGAAGTTTTTATCCAAACACTTCCAGTTGGATGAGGTCTGCTCTGACCTGAGGTCCACAGAGGCATTTGAGATGAACCACCTGCAATGATTTCAGGTGGATAAAATTTACTTGTACTTGAAATACCCATATCAGCTAAAACAGTATCACTTGAACTAAATTGAAGATAAGATGTATTCTCTGGTGGATATTCTACTTGAGGACTATAGTAAACATTTAATCTACCACTAATAACACTCGCTGAAATATCGCCTAGGTTTAGTCCGTTAATTGCTGCAGCAACACCTTCTACATTGTTATTTGGGGCGGCTGGAACTTGTACTACGAAACTATAGTTTACTTTTGGTCCTATTACTGCAGTTGTAAAAGTAGAACCTGCGGCCAACGTTGGATTTGATACAGTACCAATCACTGCAGGTACACTCTTTGCCCATTCAATAGTTCCTAACTGTACCCAAGTGTTACTTGAATTCTTATAAAACATCATGCTTTGGATATATGGATTGACAGTTGCAGGCTGTACCGGATAAACTGCGTAACTGCCTATATTTCCAATACTTTGTAATGGATAACCACCGGATAAATCACTTGGGTTTACAAGTACTATAGGAGTTTGTTGTGTAAATTTTCCAGTTGATTTGTTGAATTCATATATACCCCAACTTGATGTAGTTGTGTCTAACCAATATGTACCATCTGCTGGATTGCCTCTAGGACGTGTTAATGTTCCTACTAAACTTGCTAAATCAATGTCAGCACGTAGAACCCAAATACCGTTTGTAACACCAAGAGTAGAGTAAGCTGCAAGTAGTCCATATTCGTTTAATTCATATCCTTGAATAGGAGTACCATTTGTAGTCTTATAGAAGAACGGATTACCGTATAGAGAAACTAAGTCACGCTGACTTGTTACTTTGTATACTTTATTAGCATTAGCTGCGATTGTACCAGGAGCTACTCCTGTTCCTGCAGCATTTGATTTATTTTGTGCTGTAGCAAGAAGAACAAAGGGTACTGAATTCGTTTGGGCTGGTGCGTAGTTACTTTCATCGATAATTGTTACTTCTACGCCTGGTGATGTTAGAGCCATTTTATATTTCCTTTAATGTTATGATTTTGAGGGTTAACTCCCTAGTATAATTATATTTATTAAATTTTCTAGAATTTACGGTTCTGTGAACTCTTTGGGAAGAGTTGGCTATAAATAAGAATATGAAAAGACCTATTTGTAAAGTTTGTAATAAAAACCCATGTGCTGCAAATTATTACAGGGATGGTGTCAGACATTACAGAAGCAAGTGTGAGGAATGCAGGAGAAAGAATAAAAAGCTAACTCCGCAGCAGCCCAAATGGAAGCTAGTAGGGTACAAGAAAAAACCCACATGTGATATATGCGGGTTTAAAAAACTCTACGATAGTCAGTTATTAGTATTTCACATTGACGGAAATTTAAACAACGTAGACCTATTTAATCTACGTACAGTATGTTTAAATTGTGTGGAAATAGTCAAACGTAGAGAAACTATTTGGAAACGTGGGGATTTAGAAGTCGATTAAGGCAAATTGAGCATGTGTTTAACACAGTCAAATAAATCGTCAATTGTGCTGTCATTATGTATTTCATGATCAAAATCTAGTCCTACACTGCTATATTCGCTAGGGTGTATTCCTAATTTCCCAAGTCTATCTTTGCTTAGTGACCAACCAATATGCCTAGGTCCTTTATTAACTGATATAGCATCATCATACCAGTCAGGTTTAGGTCCACGATGTACTCTAATTGTTATGCCACCAAGTCTTTTAATAGCTTCCATTTCATTAGCAAAACGTGTGTCAGTAATAACAATATCATCCCTACTTTGACGCAATTTATTTTCTAAACTTGCTATCCAAATATCGTTATGAAAGCTTTGACGGCCTACTTCAGTTCCCCACTGTTGTAAGACCCAGCGTGGACTAAGTTTCTCAATTCCTAATCGCTCACTCCACCAAAGATCAACTTGTTCACGCCATTCACGGCTATATTTTGTAGTGCCTTCAAGTAATTCACGTTCCCAACCAAAGATGTGTGATACTGCGTCTTTAAGACTGCCAGCCCAACTTTCTTTTTTGAATCCGTGTTCTGTGATGAGGTAGTCGGCAATAGTATCTTTGCCTGATCCGATGAATCCAGTAACGCTTACTAGCATTTTATCTCCTTGTAACATATTATATTACAATAAAGAAATATTTCATAAGTTAAAGGTTAACCTTGTATCCAAGTTAACGGTTGGCTATAATCTACGTATCTACGCAAATCCTCAATAAGTTGATCTTGTGACGCTTTTGCTTCTGCTTTGAGAGCAGTACCATTTAATGTTGTGCCACCAGCTGGTCCTGCAATGCTTGCAAACTTTTCACGTGCTTCACCTAAGATACTCTTTAACTGCGCAAGTGTCCAATCACCAATCCAAACTCCTGCTCCCGGATCTTGCAATAGTTCTATCTCAGGTCTTTGAATGTCAGCCCAAATTAAAACTTTTTCACCTGAACCTTTTGGATCACGCACGATACGTAATTCTTTAGTTACAGGGTTAAATGTGTAAATTACATATCCACCGAACATACGTGCTGCTAATTCTATATATCCTGCATAAAAATCGTATGTTGCTAAACCACCTGCATAATTGTAGTTAAGTAGGTATGTGTTTAATATAGCACTACTAAAAGGATCAAAGCTACTAGAAGATGGACCTGTCTCAAGTCCAACAGTTCTACGAAACAACTGTCTAACATTGATAAACTCATCCGGTAAAGTATAAACGTTTGTATTTTTATGTATTTCAAATAGAGTATAGGACTCTATCGTAGCGTTCTGCGCACGTTGACGATAAACTTTAATTGCATATTGATAGGCTGCTTCGTAGTGTTCAGGATCCAGTTCTACATCTACTATTCCGTCACCCAAACGATAACGTAAGTTTTTAAATAATTCGTCTTTTAATTGCTGTAAACTTTGTGATATTGGCATAAAAATTCCCCAGATACTATATTTATCTGGGGAAGGGTTAATTAAAGATCATTATCTTTTCTGTTCTCACTGTAGTATGCATCAAAGCTACCACCTGGATATCTTGATTCTAGCTTTCTGACATTCTCAGCAATGACTTCATTTGGGTCTAACTGAAGTGCCCTACAGGCATTTACCCAGTACCACATGATATCACCTAGTTCACGTTTCATGTGATGGACGTTTTCATCAGTAAGTGCCTTACCTTGAAAGATAATTTTCTTAGGGATTTCAATGAACTCACCTGATTCTGCTGCTAGACCCATACATGCTGTAATAAGTAGTGGGAGATTAACGTCAGGACCATGTTTCATTTGTCCATCATTTAAATCTAATTCATAGTTTGCATCTAGTCTATCAAGTGTTGACATAAAAGTAGTCAAATCATTACTTGGTTGACTAGTAACTTTTTCTACAAAGTGTTGGTATTTGTTTAAATCAATATTCATTCCTCAACTCCAAAATGATTCATAATATTTCGTTCTATATCATATGCCGCAGCAGATTGTGGTGGGTTTGATGCAAGGAATTGCATATTATTTCGCTGTAGTCTCGCAATGGATAGACAATCTTTCACAATCAACTCGGCGAACTTTTGATAGCATTGCTCGGTGCTTTGACTTTCATCCTGACACTCATAGTATAATTCTCTAATTCGTTCGTTCATTAGAATGCCTTCAGTATTAGCATATTTTCGTTAAACCTACCGTTTGGTACAGTCGCAGTTGCTTTAATACCCTCAAAGAATTTACGTGCTGCGGGCTTACTTCCCATAATTTCTTTAAGTTGCTCACCTGGCTTACGTAATGTTTTAATCTCACTCTTGCCTGTATCAAAGCCAATGATAGTATTACCTTTTACAGTAAATGTCTGACTGTATTGATCGGCAATGTAGTGATGCAGTTTGCGCTTTGCAGTATCATACACCCATGCTTCACTTGCACCATGTAGCTTTGTTGGATGTACGCTAACCAAATCAAGTTTAGCCGCAGCGTCTTTAAACTCTTTGAGATACTTGAGTTTGCTAACAATCTTCTCTACTGGCACCGGCTTGCGCTTACGAGGTGTCTTGCTTGCTTTTTTGATGCTGATATAACTATTGAGGTCACTAATAACTTGCTCAATAGCCTTAATCATATTTTTCACTTGTACCTTGCCGAACTGACTGTAGCCCTCTACAAGTTGTGGGTCTTTACCTTCTTGCACTTCATACCATTCATTAAGTTCTTTCTTCCAAACGTCAAGAATAATAGGGATATGTTGTGGAAGAATGTTATGCTTTGACAGAATATCAATGGGTTTGCCTGGCAGACTACCCTTCAATCCAGCCTGAATAAAATCATCAAACAGTCCAATGATTTCCCCTGTTGCCTCACGTGCTTTTTCACGCATAATTTCTTGCACATTAGGACGATTAGTAGTTTCTTTTTCTACTTCTACTTCTACTTCTTGAGGAGTAAGATTAGATTTAAAAACTGTTTCAGGCTTATGTACACAGGTCATTAACCTAGTAATTTCATTTTGCAATGACATTTCTTCATGCTCAGTTAGTTGTAGTCCACGCAATGTCATACGTGCTAGCCAACCATATGTACCTAAAATCTCACTTTCAGGTGCTTTTGCCATCACCTTAGCATCTGCCTTACGGTCATTAAGTTCTAGATATTGAATTAGTAAGTCTTTGGCTTCTTTACGACCATAGAATCTTGTGTACCAACTGAACGCCCTAGCCATTGCACTAGTACGAAATTCACTATCGGGTTGTACCGCAAAAAATGGCTCTTCCCCTGTGTATTTTGTATCAGGGTCTTTGGGATTAAGTGCTTTGATCATTGCATGATCTGAATTCTTAGACTTACGGGACATGCTTTGCTCCTATTATTAACGAACTGCTATTATAGCATACCCTGTATTTAATTACAACCTTTTGGAATTGTCATTTAGACAACGGATTTATGACTAAATAGTATTAGAACAGGAAAAATAACATGCCGCGCCTCAGCCTTTACCGTCCAGAAAAGACCCAAGACTATAAGTTTTTGGACAGAACCATCAATGAAATGTTCACTGTGGGTGGAACAGACCTATACATACACAAGTATTTAGGGCCTGCGGATCAAGGTCCAAGTAAAGATTTTACTCAACCTCAATACAATAATCTAGATCCTCTGAATATACAGGATTTATTATTCCTAGAAAACCGTGACAGAAAATACGCCCCTGACATTTACAGAATTCGTGGGCATTATAATGTACAGAATCTAGACTTTGATTTAAGTCAATTTGGATTGTTTTTAAATAATGATATAATTTTTATAACAGTTCATTACAACACAATGATTGATCTAATGGGTCGTAAGTTGATGGTTGGTGATGTACTAGAACTACCTCATTTGACAGATTATCACCCACTGAATGACACCATACCTGTGGGGTTACGCAGATACTACCAAATTACGGATGCGAACTATGCAAGTGAGGGCTTTAGTCAAACATGGTATCCACACTTATGGCGCATTAAGTGCGAGCCATTAGTTGATAGTCAAGAATTCAGTGACATACTTGAGCAACCAATTAATAAAGAAAATTACTTAGGTGATTGGGATAAGACTAAAACGTATGTACCTGGTTATGTTGTGACTTATGGTGACACAAACTGGACTCCAGTAAAAGAAGTACCTGCTGGTATTCCTTGTCAGGGTGTAGCTTGGTCACAAACTAAAGAATACCCTATTGGCACTACAGTAACAAAAGACGGAAAAACATATGTAACTACACAATTAACTCCTGCAGGAACACCTGTGACAAATACAAATTATTATGAATTATATTGGGAACGTGATACTGCTGATAACTTGAAAGACATAATTAGTAGGTACAATAAAAACATACAAATCAATGATGCGGCAATTGCTGAAGCAAAACGTGTTGTACCTAAAACAGGTTATGACAGATCACAATTATACATTTTACCTACTGAAGCCGATCAACCTGCACCACCTGTTAGTTTAATTATTCGCAATGGTGATCCTGAATTAGCATTAGGTTCTTTAGAAATTGTTCAGCCAGCTGGCTTTAGTCCTAGTCCTATCATACGAATAAGTGCAGCAGCACTAGCTAATTTACAAGAACAAGTGGGTGACAATGACGCAATTAGAGCATTTATACAAATGAGTTTAGAATTAGCAGAGATAGCACCTGAATTAACAGACACTGGATCAGGAGCAGTTGAGCCTGATATTGTTTTAGCAGTTAAAGCTTTTGGTCCTGTTTCAGTACCGTTTGGTACATCAGATAATACATATGCTTTTGCTGATGCTGATCCTGAGCAGCCTAATTTTGATACAACACAATTAACACCTGATATGGATTTCCGTGCTGACTGTGATCCACGATTTAGATTTATTGTTAGAAGTAGTCCAACAGGATTTGGTTACTTAGAAGGTTACTTAGTTGGTACAGGCGAAGCTCCGAACGGAGAACCTGTAACATCAGCTATTGAGTTTCCACCTAATCCAACTACAGGTCAATATGTATTACGAATAGACTATCTACCGCAACAACTGTTCCGTTTTGATGGTGCTATTTGGGTTAGAATAAGTGAGAACGTCAGAACAGGTGTAGCATTTGAAGCAGATGATGAATCACTATTATCATCATTTATTAATAATAGCAATGTTACTGCTACAACAAGTGGTACGATACCACAACAACAACCGCTTTCATCAATACTTACAATTACACCAGATTAAGGAATTAAATGGCACAATATTTTTATGACAATCAGATAAGACGATTTTTAGTGCAGTTTGCAAGAATTTTTAGTAACTGGTATGTTACTAAGGGTAAAGATCCTGCAGGTAATGATATTCTTGTTAGAGTTCCAATACAATACGGAGATCAGAGTAGACAAGTATCTACTGTAATTGCTAATAATAGTCCAAGCAGTTTACCTAGTACGCCTATGATTACCTATTATATTTCTGCACTTGAATATGATCAGACAAGAACTCAAAGTCCTTATTTTACTGACAAAACAAGTGTACGTAGACGAACATTTAATGAAGATACACAACAATTTGAACAAACACAAGGTGATGCATTTACTGTTGAACGTTTAATGCCCGTGCCATATACATTACGTATTACCGTAGATTTTTGGACTAGTAACTATAATCAAAAATTAGAATTGTTAGAGCAGTTAGGTGTCTTGTTTAATCCATCAATGGAAATTCAGAGTACTGATAATTTTATTGATTGGACAAGCTTAAGTGTAGTTTATCAAGATAGATTAACGTTTAGTAGTAGAGTCATACCAATAGGATCAGGCAATCCAATTGACATAATGACATGGACTTTTTACATGCCTATATGGATTAGTTCTAGTGCTAAAATTAAGAAGCTTGGAGTTATATATAAAATTATTGCAAGTATATTCCAAGGTAACGCACTTACTGATATGCAAGATGATGATTTATTATTGGGTACAAGACAGAAAATTACCCCATATGGTTATAAATTACTATTGCTAGGCAATTCATTACAAATACTTCCAGATGGTCAGCCATTCTATCCTAATAACGAAAGTATGGACTTACCTACGAATCCAAATACTAATGTATATTGGCAAGCGTTCTTAAATGTATACGGTACAGTACGTCCTGGTATTAGTCAGATATGGCTAGAAAATCCATACATGGATACTGAAATAGTTGGTACAATAGCGTTTAATCCAACCGATGATAGACTATTAATATACAATGTTGATCCTGATACACTACCACAAAATACATTAGGAGCAGTAGATAGTGTTATTAATCCATCAGTTAAGTCACCTGGTAATGGATTACCGAATGCCACAGCAGGGCAGCGTTATTTAATTGTTGAAGATATTGGGAGTGATATACCATTAAGTTCTACAGAAGGTTGGGGCGCACTTGTTGCTCACGAAAATGACATTATTGAATATGACGGTGTTATTGGTGAATGGTTTGTGAGTTTTGATAGTACATTATTGACTAATGTTCAGTACGTGACTAATCTTACATCAGGTCTCCAATATAGATTTGTGAATAATGCATGGATGAAGTCATGGGAAGGATGGTATAGTGCTGGAGATTTTAGTATAGTAATTTAAATTTGATAAATTATTATATGAGTAAAGCAAATATCAGTGCAGGAATCTTCTTTTATTCTACATCTACCAATAGATTTTTATTTTTGTTACGCAACGACAATAAAGAAACAACCTATTGGGGAATTCCAGGTGGGAAACTTGAGAAGAACGAAACTATTATTCAAGGACTAGAACGTGAATGTCATGAAGAAATACAGTTTTTTCCTACTACTCCTAAACTGATTCCAATTCAAAAATTTGTCAACAATACATTCACATATCATACATTCTTTTGTCCAATAGAGAATGAGTTTATCCCAATATTAAATGAAGAACACATAGGATACTGTTGGGTAGATGTTAACAACTATCCTAAGCCATTGCATCCTGGATTGTTTAATACCGTGAACTTTGATGTTGTGAAAGATAAATTAGAACAATTAACGCAAGTTAAAGAGTAATATCTCAGGTTCTTCTTCTGGATTAGTGATGACTAATTCAGTTTCATTTTCAAAACTAAATCCAGAACCTGTATATGCTTCAATACCATTAATATAAGCAGAACCGTTTATTATATAAAGATAATACTTACGATTAGAATTTAACTGTTCTATATGATCCTTAGTAAAAATACCTGCACTTAACTTAACATCACTTTGAATTATTAATGGACCTTTATCACTTGCAATAGGACAGAAATTATCTAACTTTTCTTCTCTGTCAAACATCCAAACATCATATTGAGGTTGAAAGTTATGTCTATTTGGACGCATCCATATTTGCAAATAATGAATTTCTTCATCTGAATTATTACCTTCACAATGCCAAATGCCTGTACCCGTACTCATTCTTTGTACAGCACCACTAGGCACTTCTAGTACATTGGTCAAATTATCATTATGAAAGCAAGGACCTTTAATTACATAACCTATGATTTCCATATCCATATGTTGATGAATAGGAGTAAAGTTATGTGGTTTAACTTTATCATCATTAATAACCTCTAAGTCGCTATAGTGGATATAATTAGGGTCGTTGTATGTATTGTTGCTGAATGAACGATAACTATCTATCCAACCAAAGTTGAAATGCCCTCTTGTTTCAGGTAGTCTATGTGTAATCATAAGTTTATTTAATGGAAAAGCGGCTTGCGCCGCTTTTTTATTGATAGTAAATTAAGCTTAGCAAGCGTAATCAATATCAATCGTAATAAGACCAGTTGCTGGATCAGGTGTATCTGTCTTATCATCAAATGAAGCAATATACTTAACTCCTGAATTTTCATCTGTGCCATTATTAGTAAAGTCAATTGCAAAATGATCAGTTAAGCTTTGGCAATATGGATCACCACCTGAAGCTTTGTCTAATGTAACTGTCATTTCATTTCTCACTAAAGCATTTGAAGCTTTATTTACTAATGTACAAACACCAGCTGCATATCCATAACCATTAGTTGTTAAGCTAGCATTTGCACCTGTACAAGTAAATAGTTTACCTACTCCTGCATCTGGGCCTGCTCCTAATGCTTCCCAATTAGTGTTACTAACACTAACAATATAGTATGCTTGTCCATTAGCCATAAATTCATCTTCAATATTCTGATTTCTGACTACTAAATGCTTTCTCTTACCTTTTTGACGTAAGATCCAGCAACGGTCTGAAGTTGCACTTGTGTAAGATACATTTGAGGCATTTCCGTTTGAAACTGCTCCTAAAGTAACTGTATCGCCTTGTGTTATTCCGACTGGTCCAACAGCATCGTCGGCTAATTGGAATACTGCTGCAAGATCAGGTGTTTCGCTAACACGCAATGTTGTTGCTGTTGGTAAATCATATACATAATATACAGTACCTGCTATTAAATTACCCATATTACCAGCTACTGTGACTGCACCACCAACTACAAATTGACTTGAATCTGTAACTGTTAAACGGTCGTTACTTGCTGTAGTTGCTGTTACTGTATCACTTGCTGATGCGTTGATTACACTTACTGCACCTAATTCTACATCGTTTGCATAAAGTAATGAACCTACACTTAATACATCACTAAATTGTGTGCTGAATCCACTTACAGTAGTTGTTGCTGTTGAAGCAACAATTGTACCTTGTTGCTGTTGTTCTACTGCTGCATAACCATATACAGTAACAGCTTCTATACCACCAACTACGCCAGGTGCGCTAGTTGTAAAACCATTGTCTGTAGTGCCATCGTTTGGATAACCTTCATCGGTAATTCCGTCTGGGCTAACTGCTGCGTTTGTTTTTGCTATTTTTAAAGGGCGTCCCATTTTGTTTCATCTCCTTAAGTGTGAACGTTCTAGGTCCTACGCAGTTGGGGAACTGCATAAGTCTCCCATATAGAGAGAGAACATATGTATTTATCCCCAACTGGTGTTTTTAGGTTATGCCGTATCCGTCAATGTACCAAGTATTCGCTGCTACTTTTATAATCGTTACATCAGCATGTGTTGATAATGTTCTAGTACCAGTACTTCCTTGGTATCTCATTGTAACACCTAATCCAGGAGCTACAGTTAAGTTCTGAGTACTATCACCATTTATAATACGAAGCTGAGTTCCAGGAGGTATTGTTTGAGTCGTATCGTTAGGAACATTTAAAATCGTTCCTCCTGGTTGCCCTGTATAGTAAATTAACGTCCCTGTGTCAACACTAGTTAATGTGTAACTAGCATTTTTTGTGTTTAAAGGAGCGATTCTATAACCAATTTGAGCTGAACCACCTATTACTGGTACTCCTATGTTACTATATCCACCAGTTATTGATAAGTTGCCCGGTAATGTTGTATTACCACCGCTATCTAACAAAATAAGTTCACGTGACTTAGTACCAAATGGGTTTCCACCGCTGTTTGTATATTGTCTTACATAAATTGGTTCATCACCGTTGTCAGCAGTATCAATAGATATGAATCCAGCATTTGCGCCTGTACCGCCAACTTGTATTCTATAGTAGTCATCTGATGCAATGACACCATATAGAGCATTTGCAGTCATGCTTGCAGTAAGACCAGGTGTAACTACACTACCAATTACACTTGAAGCACTAATAATATTCGCTGAACTTATATTTCCAGTAACACTTAAATTACCAGGTATTTGTGTATTACCACTAGCATCTAATAATGTAAGAGTTCTTTGAATGTTACCATAAGGATTACCACTAAGTTCAGCATACTGTCTTACATATATTGGTTCAGTGCCTTCATTTGCTGTAGCTATTTCTACATATCCACCACTAGGTCCTGTGCCACCTACTTGAATTCTAAAGTAATCATTATCTGCAATAGTTGTATTAATAATATTTGCTGTATTTGTACCAGACAAACTTATTTGTAAATTACCCGTAAACGTATTTGCAGTCACATTTCCTGTAGTTGTAATACTACCGGATAGTGATAAGTTACCTGGTAATAGTGTATTGCCTGCACTATCTAATAATGTCAATGTTCTTGGAGTGAGACCACTATATTGCCTAAAGTAGATTGGTTCATTACCATTATCACCTATATCAAATGATACGAATCCTGAATCTGCTCCAGTACCACCAACTGTTAATCTAAAGTAATCGCTTGAAGCAATATTTGCAAGTATTAAGTTAGCATTGTTTGTACCTGTCAAATTGTTACATGTTAAAGTACCAACTAAGTTACCACCAATAAAATTGTTAGCTGTGAAGTTATTCGCAACTAAATCACCACTAATAGTTACATTACCAAATAAATTATTTGCAGTGATATTACCAGTTAACGACATATCACCTGTGTAAGTCAATGGGCCAGTGCCAGCACGTCCTAACTTAGCTGAATTATTTCCATTACCAAATACAACATAACCGTTTGCAGCATTAGTTTGGCTACTGATCATCAATGTTTCAGTAACACCTATATCACCTAACCAAGTTGTAGTGCCTACTCTAAAGTTTTGACCTGTGCTAGTAGCAGTTGATACAATGATACCACCAGTTACATTCCCTGTTACACTTGAACTTATACCTGTTACGCTAGTAATAACTGCTGATGTTGCAGTTAGATTACCAACTAGGTTAGCTGCAGTCACATTTCCTGTTGTGGATACTACATTACCAATTACACTGTTAATAAACAGATTTCCAAATGTAGCATGTATATTAGTTCCAACAATTAAATTAGATGCACTTACAATATTTGCGGTCGCACTGATTATTCCTGTTGCGGTAATAGTAGAAGGAGTAGATATAGCACCTGTTGCACTTAATGTTCCTTGTGATAGTATTGAACCACCTGTAATACTTGAAACAACACTTAGATTTGTTGAAACATTTACATTTCCTGTTGCTGTAATACTGCCACTCGTAACTATATTTCCGGTGAGACTTAGGGTAGGTGCAGTTATATTACCACCTGCCGAAATACTACCAACTACAGATACACTTCCTGGAAATCTACTATTTCCAGTTGGTCCAAGAAGTATTAATTCACGTTCTAGTGAGTTAAATGGAGTAACTTGCGAAGAATTGTATTGTCTTACATATATTGGTTCACTACCTTCATTGGCTGTATCAAAAGAAACATATCCGTTATTAGTATCTCCGCCTATTTGAATTCTAAAGAAATCAGTACCTGCGACAGTTGTATTAATAATATTTGCTGTGACTCCACCCCCTACAGACATAGCAAGATTACCAACAAAATTATTAGCAACGATATTTGAAGTCGTTGAAACAATTCCTGTTACATTTAAATTGCCAGGTATCTGTGTGTTGCCGTCTGTATCTAGTAACGTTAATGTACGAGTTGGATTCGTGCCTGTAAACTGTCTTACAAATACTTGTTCATTACCATTGTCACCTACATCAATAGCAACAAATCCGGCATCACTTGATGTACCACCGATAGTTAATTTAAAGAAATCTGTGTCAGCAATATTTGCAAATATTAAGTTTGCATTGCTTGTTCCACTTAAATTATTTCTAGTAAGTGTACCATTTAAATTGCCGCCCCAAAAACTATGTGTGGCAATGAAGTTTGCAGCAGTTACATTTCCTGATGCTAAGTTTAGATTACCTACTAAATTGTTTGCTGTTAAATTTCCAGTTAATGACATATCACCTGAATATGTCAACGAACCAGTTCCTGCACGACCTAATTTAGCAGCGTTATTACCATTACCAAATACTATGTACCCATTAGCAGGATCAGTAAATCCAGTTATTCTTACAGTGTCAGAACTAGATATATCACCTAACCATGCAGCAGAACCTATTCTATAATTATTTCCAGTACCAGTTGCTGTAGAAATAAACATATTTCCTGTAACGTTGCCGGTTACACTTGAGGTTGTACCTGTTACGCTGCTAACTACAGCAGAAGTAGCAGATAAATTACCAAATACACTTGAAGCATGTATATTTGCAACTGCAGTTATATTACCGGTTGCAGTTATATTACCAGTTGCAGTGATGTTACTATTCGCTCTTAAATTACCTGCTATTACGTTACCGGTTGTATTAAGGCTATCATATGAAGTTATAGATCCATTTGTAATAATAACTCCATTAGCATACATTATTGCATTTGAAGATCCAAGTGTTATTGAACTATTTGCTACAAGTGAACTACCTCGTATTTGGTTAGTTGCGTTAATATTATTTGCAGTAACATTACCACCTGAACTTACAACAACATCTCCGCCGCCACTGACAACAACATCTCCGCCACTTGTCACAGATAATTGCCCTTGTACGGTGGCTGCACCAAACACAGATAAAGCACCAAGTGATCTTATGCCAAGATTTGCTTGTACAGTTCCTGGGAATATAGTATTTCCAGTATTATCTAATAACGTAGCTTCTTTTACAATACCACCAAAAGGGTTGCCACTTATATTTTGATATTGCCTTACATATATTTGTTCTGCAGCATTATCACCAGTCGCAATTTCTACGAAACCTTGATCAGTTCCAGTGCCACCAACTGCCAGTCTGAAGAAGTCCTGTCCGGCGCCACCATTTGCCATAATTGCACTAACAAGAGCTGTAGTGCTAGTTGTGTTAGCGATTCCAGTAAGAGTACCAATAATACTACTTGCTGTTATGCTACCGCTAGTAGTAATATTTCCTGGTACAGACAAGTTTTTGTTTAGTATCGTATCACCAGCTGTAGATAAAAGAGTTAGATTACTTGAAGCAGTGCCACCAGTATACTGTCTAAAGAAAATTGGTTCATTACCTTCATCTCTTGTAGCAAATTCAACGTAGCCTTGATTGACCCCGAATCCTCCAGCTGTCACAGTGAATACATCATTATCAGCAATATTAGCTCTTATTAACTCTGCTGTATTGGTGCCTGTTAGATTAGCTGTGATTAACCTACCTCTGAAATTACCACCAACAAATGTATTTGATGTGAAACTATTTGCACTTAAATCACCACTACTAAAGTTAAAGTTACCTACAAAATTATTTGCAGTAACATTACCAACAAGTGACATGTCGCTTGACCAAGTAAGTGGTCCAGTTCCTGCACGACCTAAACTTTGACTGTTGTTACTAGTACCAAATATAATATATCCATTAGCAGAATTTGCTTGGCCTTTTAATATTATTGTATCTGCAATGTTAACATCGCCAATAAAAGCGTCATTTCCTACAGCATAATTATTTCCAGTACCATTGCTTGTCGCTATAAAGTTATTAGCAGTTATATTACCTGACAAGCTTGCCGCAATACCAGTTAAACTTGTAACATTGGCCGTTGTCGCAGTTACATTACCTATTAAGCTGCTACCTGTAATATTACCTGTAACAGATACTATGTTACCTGTATGTCTATCACCGATTACATTTCCGATAGCTGTAATACTACCTAATGCTGTGATTTGACCTAATGATGTAACATTTTGACCCTGTAAGTTTGCAGTTGCAACTATATCAGTTTGTGCCCTTACATTACCTGTAACAGAAATATTTGTTCCTGTCAGTGAAGGAGATGATATTGTTCCAGTAGCAGAAACATTTACTGCATTAATTGTACCGGTTGTGCTTAATACTGCGGCATTTAATGTACCTAAAACAGAAAGATTTCCTAATGCGCTTAAAGTTCCAGTAACTGAGACATTAGCAGGGAAAATACTATTACCATTTCTATCAAGTAATGTCAATGAACGAATTTCTGAAGTATATCCAACCCCATTAAACTGTCTTACTATTATCGGAGTAGGTGAAGTGCCAGCGCCATCAGTGGTGTCAATATACGCATTTCCTTGACTTGATCCTGAACCACTTATTTGTATTCTAAATCCATCATTTCCTGCCATCGTGCCACTAACAATGTTTGCATTTGTGAATACAGTTGGAGTTGAAACAAAAAGATTACCAACAAAATTATTTGCAATTGCATTTTCAAATATTGAATTGCCATTTGCATCTAATAGTGTAACTTCATTTTGAATACTTGCACCATTATATTGTCTAAAGTATATAGGTTCATTTCCTTGATCACCTGTTTCAAATGATACGAAACCTTGATCTGTTCCAGTACCACCAACAATCACTCTGAAGTAGTCATTATCAGCGACATTAGAACGAATTAATTGGAAAGTATTTGATCCAATGATAGTGTTTGTTATTAGTGAACCAACAAAGTTACCACCAAAGAAATTATTAGATGTAAAACTATTTGCGTTTATGTCAGCATTGCTTAATGTGATATTACCAACAAAATTATTTGCTGTTATTGTACCTGCAGCACTAATATTTCCACTATAAGTTAATGGACCTGTGCCTGCTCTACCTAATGTTTGACTATTATTGCCATTACCAAACACAATGTATCCATTAGCAGGGTTATTTTGTCCCTTAATAATGACTGTATCTGCTACACCAATATCACCGATAAACGCACGATTACCAACTGCATAATTATTACCTGTACCAGTGCTGTTAGATATAAAGTTATTAGCTGTTATATTACCTGATAGACTTGCGTTCGTTCCAGTAAGACTTGTGGTAAATATTGAACATGCACTTACATTTCCAGTTAAACTTGATCCTGAAATTGTACCAGTTAAACTTATTGTATTACCAACGTATAAGTTAGCATTAACTGTTCCGCCTGTTGCAGAAATATTACCAGTTAAACTTACGTTTTGTCCATTGAATATAGTAGCATTTGCAGCAAATGCTGATAAGTTACCAACAAAATTACCTGCATTTATGTTTCCTGTCGTGCTAATAGTACCAACAAGACTTGCAGCCGTAACTGTTCCAGAAACACTTAAAGAGGTAGCACCTATTCTATTACCCACAAATAAGTTTGCGCCTGCGGGGAACACAGCATCACCATTAGCATCCATCAATGTTACTCTGCGTTGTTCTGTAGCAAAATTAGGGCCACTAAACTGTCTAAATATTATACTTTCAGTATTTTCATCACCTACATCAAACGCTACATATCCTTGATCTGATAGGTTACCACCCAACTGTAGTCTAAAGGCGTCACTACCTGCCATTACAGCATTAATTATATTAGCAGTTCCTGGCGCATTAACAACTGCTGTTAAATTACCGCGCAAGTTACCAGCAGTAATATTACCATTTGCGCTTATGCTGCCAGGGAAGAATGTATTACCGCTCTGATCTAATAATGTAACTTGATTTTGAATATTTGGACCATTGTACTGTCTAAAATAAATTGGTTCTGATCCGTTATCACCTGTGTTAAATGATACAAATCCAAAATCTTGTGAGTTGCCACCAACATCAATACTAAAGTAGTCAGCATTTGTTGGGCCTGCTATGTTAGCACGAACCATTTCTACAGTATTTGCACCAATAACTGTTGTGATTAATCTTCCAGAGAAATTGCCGCCAAAGAAATTATTTGATGTAAAGCTGTTTGCACTTAAATCTGTATTAGCTACATTAATGTTACCAACAAAGTTATTTGCAGTTATTGTGCCACCAACTGATAAGTTGCTATTCCATGTTAATGCTGCGGTGCCACTACGTCCTAATTTAGCAGTAGAATCAGAACCAAATGTAATATAACCAATTGTTGGATTTTGCTGACTTCTAACTGCTAAGCTATCGGCAGTATTAAGATCACCTAACCAAACACTGTTACCAACTCTGAAGTTATTACCTGTGCCTACATTGTTTGAATGAATTACCCCGTTAGCTGTAACATTACTTGAGACACTAATATTACCTACATTGAATACAGGAGCTGTGATGTTTTGAGCATTGACATTTGATACTTGAAGATTTTGTACATTAGTTATGTTTCCATTAGCATGTAGTCCAAGTAAACCACCTAATACTATACTACCGTTACCTGTTACGTTACCTGTAGTAATACTGTTTGCAAAAACATTTAATGCACTATTTGAAGAATTAGTTGCATTGCTAGTAATTGTGTTTGTAATTACAATTGGTGTAGTTAAATTTCCAGTTAAATTTGCATGCGGTGAATATATATTACCCAAAGAAGATATATTTGCAGTAGCACTTATATTTCCATTTACTGTTACATTAGCATTATTGATTGTTTGAATGATGGCGCCGCCTGCACGGAATATAAGTTCACCTGCACCTACATCACCATTAGCAATAATTATATTACTTGTAGTTCTACCAAATATATTACCTGTAACTGCACCTATATTTGCAGCAGGTGAATTGAATGACCCACCAATTGATAACGCACCTGATATATTTGCATTTCCACCGGCAAATAAGTTGAGACTTACACCTAACCCACCTGTTACAACTAATGCTCCGGTTGTAGTAGAAGTTGATTGAGTTCCTGTTCTTACTCTTAATCCAGCACCAGCCTCTGATTCAATTCTAGCAGAAATAATGTACTTTGTTCCGTCACTATAGACATAGAAGTATTGACCAATTGCAAATGCTATTGTAATTATACCCTGACCTGTATAGCCTGAACCCTCAAATGTTCCACTTGGTGTTGCTAAATTAACGTTTTGTCCAAGGGTTCTCAATCTAAATGTATAATTTACACCTGGATTACCTATAGGATTTGGTAAAATTATTTGATAACCACTGTTCGTTAAATCAACTAATGCACCTGCCCTAGAAGTTGTAAGAGTAGTAGCTGATGAAATACTAAGGTATGAAACCTGTAAACCTGAAGTTCTAATAATATTATTAGCAATTATATTATTGACATTATTAATATTACCAGTATAATTTGGTAAGTAATTAGCTACGTTTGCATCATTATAAATGTCGGTATTAACGCCAGTTAAGAAAGCACCATTACCATAAATGTAATTACCTGTGATGTTGCCTACTGCAGTAATATTACCATTTGCAGTTATACGATTTCCTGCTGTGATGTTTTCAAATACGTTTAAGTTTCCGCCTATGCCACTATCAGTTGCAATAATAAAGTTGCCTGGGGAAACTGTAACAACGTTGGCGCCACCTACAGTGAAACCAATATTACCGTTAGCTACAGGTATAGAAATATTACTTACACCATTTGCAATACGTGAAACGTTTGCTGTTACATTGGTTAGTAAAGCACCGTTACCAATAAAACGATCCGCTGTAATGTTTCCAATAGCAGATATTGTACCTGCTGCTGTAATGTTTGTAGATGTCGCAATGTTACCTGCAGCACTCACCGTATTACTTACATAAATATTGCCTGAAATGACATTGGCGCCAGCTGTAACATTGATACCATTTATGTTTCCAGTTGTACTGAGATTATTACCTACTAAATTATTACCAGTTATGTTTCCTGTTAACGAAATGTTACCCGAACCATTTAAAACGTTGCCTAAATTAGCTGAACCAATTGTCAATTGCCCTGTTATTGTGGCGGCGCCCGTGACTGAAAGGTTTAGTGAAGTGTTTATATTGCCTGATGCATTGACAGTTCCGGGTGTGCTAAGGTTTGCTCCTATTACGTTACCAGCGGCACTTAATGTAGATCCTAAGTTTATATTACCGTTTATATTTGAACTTCCAGTTACACTTAAATTACCATTCAAACTAGCTAGCGTAGGAGACAATACAAAAACGTTAGGAGCACCACTAACAGCAAAGTTAATGTTACTTGCACTTGCAGGTATACGAACGTTACTTGATCCATTAACAATTGCAGTACCAACTGAAGGGGTAGTAAAGCTTAAGTTACCAGCACCGTCGGTTGATAGAACATCTCCGGGATTACCACCTGGAATATTTAGTGCGTCTGTACTAGTTAGGTTAGCGTTTCCTGTTAATAGTAAATCACCTGTAATGTTAACTCTAGTTGGTGTAACTACCATAACATTAGGAACACCTGTAACACCAATCGAAACGTTAGCGTTAGGATTTACAATTACATTACTATTGCCACCTACTATTTGATTTGATGCAGGCAAGCTACCCCAAGCTAAATTGCCCGTAGTGTCGGTTGCAATTAAAATAGCATTTGCTATACCACCTGCTATTTTTAGTTTTAATATATCTGTATTAATATTACCTGTCGCATTGATTGCACCAGATACATTAATACCTGAGTTAGATATGGTAAGTGCAGTTGTTCCAGTAGCGACTGCAACAATGGTTCCGTTTTGGCTTATAGTTAAATTACTTGTACCGTTGCTAATTTGTGATGTTGGAGGTGAGGCTACCCATGCAAGATTACCTGTACCATCAGTTGACAGTAATTGATTAGCTGCACCACCTGTAATTTTAACATTAGAGTTAGAACCTAAGTTTGAAATTCCTGTAACAGTTATTCCTGTATTTGCAACTACCAATACATTCGCTGTACCTGCAACACTTGTTCTTACATTACCACTTAAGTCAATAGAAACGTTGCTTAAACCATTTGCTAATATAGCAGAAATTGGAGCAGCAACATAACTTAAATTGCCTGTCCCATCTGTTTGTATAATTTGACCAGCTGAGCCGCCGAAAATTTTAACATTGCTTATATTGCCTAAATTAGCACTACCTGTATTAACTAAACCTGTTGCGCTTACAATACCTGTTATTATTCCAGTGCTTGTAAATTGCGTTACATTTGATATACCTGCGACACTTACTCTAATATTTGTATTGGGTCCGACTATAACATTACTGTTGCCATTTACAATAGATTGTGTTGCTGGTGCAGATGCCCAGCCAATTTGACCTGATACGCCTGTAGTGGTTAGAACCTGTCCAGTTTGTCCACCTAAAATTCTTACGTTTGCTATTGTACCTAAACTAACAGGTGCAAAGAAGTTAACTGATTCGTTGAAAATACCTTGAACATTAGATGAGAAAGTTGATTGTTCAATTCTAAATCTATTTGCGAAACCAGCGACTTGAAATGCGATATTTCCACTTTGTTCAATGGTCATATTACTTAAACCATTTGCAACACCAGCTGCAATAGGAGTAGACCAGCTTAGATTACCAACTCCATCAGTAACTAAATATTGGCCGTTCAATCCACCTGCAATATGCAAGTTAGATATTTGACCAAGTGTTACATTTGATGTATATTCAAAGTTTACTACACCGTCAATATTACTAACTGTCAAGTTATTCAGAGATCCTAAATCAGTGATATTAGGTTGGTTAGATGTAACTAATCTTCCAGAGAAAAAGTTCGCATTTGCTAAATTACCTAAACTTGCATTACCTGCTCTAACATTTCCTACAACACTTAACGAAATTAAGTTTCCGACTGATGTAATATTTGCTTGTGACGGGAAAGTAACAGTACTAGCTAATAAAGCGTTAGGCACTTGACCAGTTATATTTGCACCTACTATACCAAACAATCTTGAAGCATTTCCTGCGAACGTACCACTTGTTACACCATTGCTCTTAAAGAATCTTAATGATGATGAACCATTAAAAGTACCATTATCGTTAAATTGAATTTCTGTGTTTGTTCCTGCAGCCGGAACGATATTTAAAATGTTCGCAAAGCTTAAAGTTCCATTACCGTCGGTAGTTATAACATCATCTATTGACCCGCCGGCAATTTTTACATTGGCTATATTTCCTAAATTAGCAAGATTGGCAACAGAAATATCATTAGCTGTCACATATGAAATTATTGTATTATTTGCATTAATTGTTAGGTTATCAACATTAGATGTAATTGATGTTTGACCAATAGATACACCCACGTTACTTACTGCTAAACTACGCCAAGTATTTGCAGGAATTCCTAAATTATAAGTAGCAGTTACATTAGGCACTAAATTAGACCTTACAAAGTTCGTAACGGATAAATTATTAAGTGTGGCTGCTGAGTTAATCAGTAAAGTGTTAGCATTTACATTGTCTGACTTAACATTACTGTATGCACTAATATTACCTGTAGCTATTAAATTACCTACATTTGCTAAATTAGCTACTGTTAAATTACTAGTAACACTTATGTTAGCACTTATGATATTTGCAGCATTAACATTAGCAACTGCTGAAATATTACCACCTCTAACTAGTCCAGTAATACTTAAATTACCGCCACTAATATTTCCAATAGCACTTATAATATTTGCAGAATTAATATTTCCTGCATTTACATTTCCACTAGTAATTACTGTTCCGGTAGTGCTTAAGTTTGCGCCTGTGATAGTACCTGCAGCAGTTATACTTCCACTAAATTGAGCATTGGCTAAATTACTGTTCCCTGCAACACTTAGATTTCCACTTGTTACTAGATTACCTGCTTCAACATTGCCAGTGGCTGACACTGTTGATCCTATTAATACTGCGGAATTTACGGTAGTAGCATTTACAGTAGTAACATTAGCAGTTGAACCATTTATAGTTGATAAATTTGAATTACCTGTAACTGATAATACACCGGTTACCGTAACTGTATTTTGACTTATAACAACAACGTTAGAAACATTATTGACACTAACTGCAACGTTTCCATTAGCTGCAGGCACATTGATGCTTGTAGTACCATTAAATAAATTACCTCTTACATTTCCTAAGAAGAAATTAGCGGTAACTGCATTACCTAAATTAGCATTTAATGCTGTAATATTTCCTGACGCTGAAAGAGTTGTAGAGTTAACGTTATTTGCATTAACATTTCCTACTGCAGATATATTACCAGATACACTAACTCCTGCAGCATTAATGTTTGATACAGCACTTACATTTCCTGTTGAGTTTAAATTTGCAGCAACGATGTTTGCGTTGCTCACTATACCAACTGCACTTATTGTTCCTGTAAAATTAGCATTGGTTACGGAAGCAATATTACCAGCAGTAACATTTCCTGTTGCTGTGATGTTAGTAGCAGTTGATATTGCGCCCGAAGAAGTTATACCGCCTGCTGCAGCTATATTAAGACCTGAAATATTGCCGGATGCGCTGATTGCCGCTGCAGCGGCAATATTATTACCTGATAAGTTTCCTGACGCACTTACAACACCTGTGGTAAATAAGTTTGCACCAGTTACATTACCGGTTGCACTATGTGTGCCTGTCACTGCAATACCTGTACTTGTAATTACTTGTACATTTGCAGTACCGCCAACGCTTGTTCTTACATTACCATTTGCTGCTACAGATACATTACTATTACCATTAATGATTGAGCTTCCTGCAGCAACAGTTAGGTTGGTTAGTAAACTTCCGTCTCCTTGGAAGAAATTCGCTGTTACTAAATTACCTAAATTAGCATTTAATGCAGTTAAATTACCACTTGCACTAATTTGTCCTGTATTTAGATTATTGACTGTAGCATTTCCAGAAGCACTTATTGTACCTGCTACTCCCAAATTAGCAACATTTGCATTTCCGGTTGCGCTGATGCGACCGCTTGTCAGTAAATTAGCACCAGTAATGTTACCAGAAGCTGAGAACGTAGATGTGCTGAGATTTCCTAAATTAGAATTACCATTTACAGATACATTTCCTGATACAGATAATCCTGTATTAGTAACAGTAACTACGTTTGCAGTTGCGCCAGAACTAATTGTAACTGCGCCATTTAATGAAGGAATACTTACGTTACTTGTACCATTACTTATTTGATTTAAGGAACTTTGATTACCTAAATTAATACCTGTTAGGAACGCACCATTTCCCAAAATATAATTAGCTGAAGTTATATTTCCTGTTGAACTTATTTCATTATTAATGATTAAGTTATTTGATGTAATATTACCTGAAACAGAAATATTACCAGAATTTACCTGTTGTGCAATTACGGTGCCGGTTGCACTCACATTACCACCTGTAAACAGGTTAGCACCTGTAATGTTGCCATTTGCACTAACTCTACCCGCAGTATTTAAATTTGATCCTGATATATTGCCATTAGCACTTACTACACTTGCTGCATTTAAATTATTTGCAAGAACATTACCTAATACGCTAATATTAGTACTGACGCTAATACTACTTGCAGTTAATGCACCTCCAGTTGATATTGAAGAGGTTGCTAAAAGATTAGATCCTTGAATGTTACTACTTGCCGTTATATTGCCAGTACTAGAAATTATTGCTCCACGTATGTTATTACCGGCAATAATGTTGCTACCAATGTTTAAATTACTACCTGTAATACTTCCTGTTGCACTTATTGTCACACTTTGTAACGTACTAGTAGTAGGGTTAAATGTTAAATTAGCACTTGCTGCTAATCCACTATTGATATTATATTGAATTTGATTCGTGCTACCTGCAACTATATCCGGTAGTACTACAGGACTCCAGCTAAGATTACCTAAACCATCTGTAACAAGTGTATAGTCAGGAAATCCGCCACCTATTCTTACGTTAGAAACATCACCTAATTGGGTAAGTCCATTAACGGTCAATCCATTTAATGTACCTACACTACTAATATTAGGCTGTGAGGAAGAATCTGCAGTTATGATTGCTGAAACAAAATTTGCGTAAACAGTATTAGATATGTTTGCGTTTTCAGCAGTTAGTGTGTTACTACTAATGCCATTAGCATCAGATGAAATTGAAGTATTACCTAAGTAAATAGTATTACCTGATAGGTATAATGATCTCCAACGATTCGTTGCGTTACCTAAATCCTGTTGAATATCAGTAGCAGGTATTAAATTACCTCTAACAACACCGGTGACCGAAAGATTACCTACATTTGCACTACCTAATGTGTTAACATTTCCTGCTGTTAATGTTCCACCTGCACTTACGATACCAGTTGTCCTTAAATTAGCACCGGTAACATTACCCGCAGCACTAATTGCTGAATTAGCATTTACTGTTGTGAAATTTGCCGCTTGTGCCGTGTTACCGAGGCCTATGTTTCCTGAAAAATTATTTGCAACAATATTAGAAGTTACATTTATATTTGTAATATTTGCATTACCAGCAAGAGCTAAATTACTTGTATTTTTATTAAAAGTTAAATTCGCACTTCCACCAAATAGTCCTGCTGTATCTTGGAATTGAATTTGTGTATTAGCTCCGCCAGGCACACCTGTACCAGCTTGATAAAATGAACATATAATATTACCAGTGTTTGGTGTTGCTGGAGTGAATCCTGTACTGTTAACAGCGTTCGCTAAACCAGGGTCTGAATATAGTGAAAAAGTTTTATTTGTTAACTTAACGCCATAGAATTTGTTTGTGCTATTTTCACCCGCTGTTGATATTTGTGTCATACCACTTACACCAATAATGGTAAGTGGTATACCAGTTACAACTGTGTTGTCATTAATTGTTGTTACAACCGCTGGATTCGTTTTAGAAATATCCTGAATTCTAAAAGTACCAACTCCTGTACCTTCCCATGTAAGATTTCCTGTACCGTCAGTAGTGAGAACATAACCATTCAAACCTCCGCGCATAACAACATTATTTGCGTTTCCTAGGTCAATCTTAATATTACTTGTTCCACCTGCGTTAACCCATGTATTTGCATTTGCTACTAAAACTTGACCATTTCCAACTGGACTAGTTAAAGCAATTTGGGTATTAGCGGTTCCGCCTATTTTAGACCAATTTAAAACAGAAACTTCTGTTAAAATTTCAGTCTGAGTGGTTAATGAGTTACCAGCTGGAGGAAATAAATTGGGATCATTTCCTATGTATAATCTACGCTCATCAGTTGCAAAACCTAATTCGCCTTCAGCTAGCTGGGGCAAATCAACGTTAGCCCCTGTACGGTGTTGAATCTTAGAAATCTGTATAATAGCCATAGTATAATTCTTATGAAAAGATGATTATACTATTTATCAATCTAAAATAGATTGGAAACTATAGAAATTTACTGTAATATTCGTCTAATTTACGGAACCAAAGATCAGAATATTTCTGAAATTCACCCCCTTCAACTATGAATTCTAGATATTGATTGTCTGCAGTACACATAAAAATTACGCCTTTTGTAATCTTTGTTCCGTAAACTTCGTTATGTGCATTTGCATATGCTGCTGATTGTATGAAATAATCTTCAATCCATTCACGCTTTTTTACTTTATTGCTCTGTTTGTGATCCATAATAGCTTCATCACCATCATGTATTCCGCACAAGTCTGTGGTACCAGCATAAATCTTAGGGAAGTAAAGAGGAACTTCTACGCCCCATGCTTCATTTACTTTACAAAGACCTTGCTCAATAATAGACTTAGCCATTGTATGACTTTGTACGCTATAAGGATTACTTCCTGGATCTTTTAGTGATCCTTCTTTGATATAATCCTCAATGAATTTGTGCATTCGTGTTCCACGACCGGCTGCTTCAGTAGTAATCTCTTGCGCACGTTTATGACCAACACGGTTTCGCCATTCCATTAATGCTTTTTTAGATTCTTCGGACTTCGTTGCGTCTAGTATAGTTGTTACGCTAGGAAGTTTTTCACCGTCTGGAGTAGCATACTTTCTTGAACCGTTAATTGTCTCTTTGTTGATTTTGACGTAATTGAATTTGTTTGGATTATACATTTTTATATTTTATATTAAAGCTTAAACTAATTCTTTCATCAGTAGCTGGAAGTGTTCTATGCATCAAATTGCTCATAAAAATGATGCATCTACCTTCCAAACTGTTATAATCACTAGTATGGCAATTATTTAAATTAGTCTCTGTATATTTTGGAGTTATTGGTTGATAGAAATGATATGGTGATTGAAATACAAAGTCTTTTTCTCCTGAACTTTTAATATAAAAAACTCCAGATAAAAGTGAATCAGGGTGTAAATGCAAGTCTTGAAATCCATGTACTTGATAAGAATTTAACCAAGAATCTACAAAATATAATTCTTCTTTTTCTATTTTATGTATGTCACAAAATACGGCTATAGTTTGTATTATTTGTTCTTTTATTTTAGTAAATTCTTTAAGATTTAACACATTTGCATAGGTTCGTACTGTGCTAAGGCAGGGACTATTAAAAGGTTTACCCCCATGCTCAGATATAATATCCCGTGAAAGGTCTATTAAATCGTCAGGTACTTTTCCAAAATCTTTGTAAACTACTAGAGAAGGGAATAGATAATTGTAGTTAAAAGTGTCATCGGACATCTATGAATTGTATTACAATATTACTAATAATACAACTTAAACGGTAAAACTTTCTCCGCAACCGCAACGTGCCTTTTCATTGGGATTGATAAAGTCAAACCCTTCATTGAGTCCTTCTCGTTTCCATTCCATTGTAAGACCGCTTACATAGGGCAAGTCTTTTTGACTGACAACAACAATAACATCATTTGTGTTGTAGCTCATGTAGCTTCCTGAATCAGGTAAATTATCAACATATTCTAATTTGTATGCTAAACCACTGCAACCAGTAGTTTGCACACCTATCATTATGCCTAATCCTTTACCACGTTTTTGAATTTGTTGCTTGACTTTGTTTGCTGCTTTTTCAGTGAGTATAATCATCTTTTATCGCTGGCTCTTTGTGCCATTTTTGCAACAGTTTTTTCAGCATCATCAACACTCATTGGTGTTTTGCCGTCAGTTTTTTGACCTTTGAAAATAACTTCGTCACCTTTAATATCATCAATGATGTTTACTAAAGGCTCCTTAGATATCATGTCACGTAAATCACTTATATCAACACTGATGTCATTGTTATTCATCAATTGCAAGAATGCATCAACTGACATAGGTTTGTTTGCATGTAGGTATCTATCCTTAAGTTGGTCAGTTATTGCAACTAACTTAACTCTAAGTGGATCGGTACCTACAAACTCAAATAAACGCATTATTATCTTTTGCCACGGCCTAATTTAGGAGCAGGAATTTCTTCACTGTCCATTTCATCTTCAGGTGGCGTTGGTAATTCTTCTGCACCTTGAGCCATAGCGTCAACTTCAGGCTCGCCCATTGATGGTGCAGCGCCCATATTACCCATACCGCCCATGCCAGGCATACCGCTACCAAAACCACTACCTTGTCCTGTGACAACATTTAAGGCACTTTGTAATCCACTTTTAGCTTGTGTCAATGCTGCTTGCAATCCAGACAAAGCTTCAGTCGCCATTGCATTGAATTGCTCTCCTTGGTCACTGCCCATTTCACCGCTAACACTTTCTACTACTGCAGGCAATTCTTTTACTAGCATGTCAGAAACATCTTCAATCATTTTCTGAACACTGTCCATCATATCTTTAGCCGCAAGAACAACCTGTGCTTGTTCAATTTCTTCGTTTTCTACAACGATACGGCTGTTATATTTTGGTGCTTCTTTTAGTTCAGTATAATAGTCTGATAATGCTTGTTCCATAAACACTAGTTTTAGATACTGTGGATTATTTTCGCTGGAATAGGATTTATCAGTTTCTTTTACCTCGCTGATTAAGTTTTTTACTTTACCGAGCATGTTTCTTGTCTGTGACAAGCTTAGCTTCTCAATCGGAAGATCGGTATTAAAGTTTTCTCTTAAAGCCTTTTTGGCCATTGCGTAAGGTTTTTGATTAAATTCTGTAAGTTTCATAGTAATTCCCAAAGATGTATAGTATTTATCAAGATTTCAATTATTTATAGGAACTAGTGCCTAGCCAATTCATTTGAAATCTTCTTGCTTTTTGACTGAAATCTGTCATTTCTATCGTTAGTCTATCCTGTTTTAGTTTATTTTCAACTAATTTATTTGAGTATATAAATTTTTTGTCTTTATCTTTAACATTTTTCAGATATCGTTCAATTAGTGCAGAGGACATGGATAATCCAGTTATTTGACTATCTAAGAATTTTACCCTTTGTGACTCTACAACTAAATTTTTGTTGTCCAAAGTACACCAAGTCAATGCATTTTTCAATGTTAAAAATCTGTGTTCTGTATCATTGTACAATTTAGTGACTTTAAAACCTGCATTTGTTTTGGTAATCAGATACTTTTCAAAGACCCTATACCCGTTATTTTCCTGTATAATCACGAATTTTTTAATGTTATTAACAGTGTTCGGGTCTATGATTTTTTGAATAGCCCTAAGTAATTCTATGTCAGTCATCGGACAATACCTCAAAATAAATGTTTCTAAGCTCAGGGCTAGTATCTAAAAAACTGGGCATCTGGATGTAATTTCTGTCATTTTTAATCATTGGAACTAAATCGCAGTCTGTGTAAAGTGATCCCAAATCATCATGTCCGTCAGAAAATACGCTTTTATAGTTTACGGAAAACTCAAAAGCCCAACAAGAATTAGGTTCTTCTGTTGAATACAAAAATCCAAAGTTCTCAAGTTTCTCAGGATCAAGTACTAATTTAACTGGATCCGTAATGTTTTCAGGCTGCGCCCTTAAGGATACTACCTGTATAACAGTATCTAAATTACATTGAGTGTTTCTTTTACTTTGCCAATCTAGTGCCTCTACTGTAGTCGCATTTAATAAGCTTTTTTTATTTGTAACATTTGTTTTAGTAATATCAAACAAAGTAAAACATCTGATTTTTGTCATACACTTATTTATAGAGGTAAAAAAACCCGAGAAATTCTCGGGTCTTTATTAGTATAAGACTTATTAAGCCTGTGTACTTGTGAATGTTGCTGAGTTGCTTGTGATAACTGAACTTACAACTGCTTGACACACTGCTGTTAAATTAGCACCAACTGAACCGTCTGTTGAGAAAGCTTGTGTTGGATAAACTGCAACTGCTAGTGTACCGTTAGCTCCTGCATCAGTCCACTGATACATATGAATAGTTGCTAATTGTTGAATAGCTTGAACGATTAAAGCAATGTTTCCGCTTTCTGTACTTGCGTTATCAATGTTAGCACCTTCAATTGTGAAGAAGTCTAATTTAGGACCTTGTGGTTGTACTGAAGCACCACTTGTTACTGCATTTAATGCACCTTTTGTATAACCAGATGCATCATAGTTCATTACTGGCTGAAAGTCGCCGCTTACTTTTGTAAATTGTGCCATAATATCTTTTCCTTATAAAATGTGAGCGCAAAGGCTCTACTTTTATTTAGTCCTTTAGTAAAAAAATGGGCTTGTTATAGTTATTTTGGTGCAAGTTTTTGAAGATAAGCAAGTAATTCTTTCTTTTCTTCTTGGTCCAATTGCTGAAACTTAGCAATTATGTTATTCACTTCATCGCTAATTGGCTCAGGCTCACTTGCTGGGGGTTGGGTTTTTGCTTTTTGGGCAGCAGCCAAATCATATAAAAGATCGCCCAATTTTCTGAGTGCTGGAACACCGGCATTTTGCTGATACGTTAATTCTACATTTTTTGCAAGATCAGTTATTTGCTTCATACTACTTGAAATATCTACCCCTTGCATATATTGCTGAATCACCTTAACCATGTAGTCCGACATCGTAAGTTTCTTAACCTGCGGGGGCTGCTGCGGCGGGGCAGGAGCTTCGGACAATATCTCTGCTAACATCTTATCAAAATATAATGATTCAGTTTGTATAGTACCGGGCTGGGGTGTTTGGGCCGCAACACGATCAGCTTCTCTTGCAGCCGGGTTCGCTCCAAACTGAAAGTTTTTGTTTTTAGCTTGCATTTGCGCCTGAACGTATTCTGCATCCCGTTGTAATTCATTTTGTCGCTGTACAACTTCTGGCCAAAGTCCTTGTAAAACTCCGATCATTTTACGGACAAAGATATTTCGAAAGTTTGTTTTAGCTAGTACGTTTTGGGAGTATCTTCTATTACTTTGACTACCCATGTTAGAGGTTACAGGCTGTACCTCTCCCTTGACAAGATCCAGTACTGCTTCATTCACGGTATTATCGACATCTTGAAGTTTCATTTTCTTATGCTTTTTGTAAAACGTTCAGAATCTTTGCTCTTAATTGCACTTAACAGCTTTTTCTCTAAGATGGCTGCTTTGTCAGAATCATAGTGCTTGTTTATCAATTCTACTAAATTAATAGCACTTGTGATAATATTATGGGCACGGCTTTCAATAATGTGCTTAGTGTCACGATTATTGCCTAGTGCTTCTAATTCTTCTAATAAACTACGGGTTTTGCGTTCCATAATGATAGGTTCCTAAATATATTTATCACTTTTTCAGGCTGTTAAGCATAGCTTTTAATCTTGCACCTTGTACATCTGCATTGATTTTAGGAACATCCTGAACAACATCCTGTAATTCACTGTTATGTGTAGGGGACACATTACTTGAGGGCTTTAATCTTGATATTATATCATTAGGACTTGGCTGTGGATTATTGTATTTTGTGCTTGCAGATTGCCCATCTTCACCTGGATCTGTAATCCTAAGAGTTTCTACATTAAACTCCAGTTCAATCTTTTGACCTACTCCTGAACTACTACGTGTTTTCATAAGCTGAATCTGATATTGCCCACGCTCACGCATACTGCGACTTGTGAAGATACCGAACACATTATCTGCTGTATTAATCTTACTGATACCACCTGAAATATGACTGTGATCAAACTCAATCTCCTCAACTGCACTACGATTTAATTGACTAGCTGTAACTAGCAGCACGTTCAATTCTTTAGACAAGTTACGCAATTCTTCCGAAACATACTTGTCCTTAATGAACAAGTCTGAGGGGCTGACCTTTGCGCTGACTGGCATAAGGAGATCAAGATAATCAATACAAAGAAAATCTACCTTTGCACCAGTCTTAATCTCATACTCTTTACAATATGCCCGTAAGTCATTTACTGTACTCTGTGCCGGCAAATACTTGATTTGTAATTTACCTGCTTTCTTTGCCAACATTCTGACCTTCATTTCAATGTCATCAATGCTTTTAAAAATATCACGGCTGCTAGTTTCTGTCATCATGCTATCTATACGCATAGAACATAGTCCTTCGCTAAGTTCTAACGATACATAGATACCAGTTAATCCTGCTTGACTCCAGTTGACTGCAAGATTCTGCATAAACAAACTCTTACCTGATCCTGAGCCACCTGCAAAAATTTGTAGTTCACCTCTGTTGAAGCCACCATATAGTTTACTGTCAACTGTAGGCCAACCTGTGCTTATTTGTCCGTTGTTACTTTTTAATGCCATCAATCTAGCACGTGGGTCAGCAAAGTAATCAGTTCCCATATCCTTTGTTATACTGATTTGAACTGCGTCTTTGACTAATTTTTCAACTGGGTCGTAATTGCCTTTTTCTAATAAGTCTGCTGCTTTTAGGATAGCTCTTTCTAGTTCTTGTCTGCGTGTGAATTTTTCAAACTCGTCTAAGAACCATTCAAAGTGACCTTGTGATAATTCTGGTATCGGTTCAATTTCTATTCCACATGTGGCTGATACCTGATCCTGTTCAGGCAGTATGTTATACTTTTCTGAATGTAGTTGAAAAAATTTTGCAATTGGTCTCAATGATTTATCAAAATTCTCAGCATTCATTATATTTGAAACTCTAGTGTATAATTCACCATTCGTGATCATCATACGCAAGAAAAGTTTCTGCACATCTATGTTATAATCAGTTACCAATTCGTTTCCTCATCATTTCTATTTTTATTTTACTTGTTGTTGCACTTTGTATTATACTTAATAATGTAGGTAGCTTTCCGTATTTTATCACTGCATCATTAACATCTTTGATGCCTGTGTCCCAATTTGGAATGCTAACTTTAAACCCTACTTCCAATGCTCTTTCACAAGAATCTAAGCCAGTCTTGTCCCTATCTGGAACGAAAATAATTTCTTTGTTAAGTTGTTTAATTAACTTAACTTGATCGTCATTAATGGTATTATGTGTTAATGCTAATCCATCAATGCTAAGAGCATCAAAAATACCTTCCATTAATAGTGCAATTTGCCAATCTTTACCCTGATAGTCGTATCCAAATACATATCCTGGTTGTTGATCATTGATATATTTAGGTATTCTGTCATCTAAAAATCTGCTTGTATGACCTACTATTTCCCCGTTGTAATAATAAGGAATAATTACTCTGTTAGAATTTCTACCTTCGTCATGTGGAGTCACATAAAATTCATATTCATAGTAATTTATTTTTCTACTGATAAGATAATCAATATGTTTTTTGTGTAAAGGATTAGACTCATCAAGCAATTCACAATCTGGTAATTTTTTAGGCTTGAACTCTAATGGTTTTTCTTTTTTGAATTTCTTAGTGAAGTCTAGTAGGTCTTTGTTTTGTAGACTTTCAATGTTCCATCGTTGAATTTGTGTTTCATCAACTCCACACCATTTTAACAAATCACGTGTGCGTTTTGATATGCTACGACCTAATTCATAGTGACAACTAAACGAACAGTTGAAACAATTATAAGTCCAGTTTGTCCCGTCAAATTTTATTCCGCCTCGATGACGTTTATCTGGTTTATGGCCTCGCTTATCGCAACATATAGCATTGAAACTGTACCAACCACTTTGGGTTAATTTCTTTTTGTTCGGAAGAATTGTTAGGATATCAAACATACTATCATTATAGTACATTATGTATCAAAAATACAATAGATTGGTATATTATCTAGCCAAAATATTTGAGACATTTCCACCTGTTGAGGTGAATTGCAATTGTATATAAGGATGAAATCCAGTTATGGTAGTACCGAGTGTTGCGGATTCTTCTGTGAAAGTACCCAAAGTTTCAATAGTGTACCAGTTTGCATCTACGTCTGTTGATCCAAGAACGTTAATGTTACCTGAATAGTTACTCAATGCCGTTTGTATCGTTAACTTACTTGCCCCACTTAACCCCAATACGCTACTGTAATACGTATTGCCTGTATTGGATACGTTACCATGAGAAGGTATAGTTACTTGTGTACTAGGTACATGTTTGGGAAGTATACTATCCATTACTTGACACACTCCCCTAGCGTCTGCTTCGCTATTAGTGAATATAGGTAATACTAAATTACCTTCAACTATATCTAGGCTAAAACTACCGATCTGTGCGTCAATTTCCATTAATTCTGCTTGAGTTATTGTTAGATTAGCTAAACCCTTTAAAGGTAGTGTTGGATTAACCGTCTTTTGAATATCTACCCCTGTTCCATCTGAATTTATAAAACGAAAAGTTATATCTTTCCCCGTTAAATCAATCGGTTTTTGCTCCTGATTAAGAAACTGAAATTGAATTCTATTGTCTACCCCTTTGTTTAGGGTCAAATTTTTTGCGTACACGATCTGATATCTCCTAGGTGAATCCCCGTCAAATAGAACAACTTGATATTTTGGTGTATAATTATAAACGCTTGTTGAGTACACTTTGTAGTCCTTTTGTTTATTTATTCAATATAAATATGCTATGCGGTTAATAATTATTTCGGATAAAATATCCGATAAATATTCCAAGAATTAGAAGAAAATGCACAACGAATTTTTTAAAAAATTATCTGAAAATCATCCATTCATTACTGTCTGTTCCTATTCAGGCCAAGACTATGTAGGAATCATTCAAAATCGTGACGATATTGTAACTACCATATATGATTATGGATCAATAGTACAAAATGAATTTAGAGAACGATTTCTTGAACTTGGGGAAATATGGTGGTGGGAAAGCAACAGACTTATCCCTATCAATATGTTCCTAAGAGAAGAATGGACTCCATTTAAAATTTATTTAAGGACTTTTAATAATAAAAGTTTAGAGATTATACATGGTCCTGTATGTAGTATGAGTGATCTACATAAGAAAAAGACTAAACGCAGGAGTATTACGTTAGTTCAACGTATGCCCTAATTTTTCAAGATAGTTCATATGCACAACTACTAAATGTGCATATGCGACACTGTGACTTTTCTTAAAACTATATCCATCATCCGTTTTATCCCATACTGTCTGTGCAACTTCGTTCCAAAGTTTACCTATCAAATGTTTTTTAGCAGGGCGTATACAGGCTAGGAACATAGCAAGTCTAGGTATACTGTCAACTGGTTCTGGCATTCTCTGTAAGTTATTAAAGTGATTACCCAAATGAACTAATTGTTCAACAAACTCCTTTTCGTTTAATAGATTCCAGTTAGGCCCTTTCATCAATTCAATTAATTCTTGTTCAGATTTAATATCCTGATATACATGTACGTTTAGAAAATCTAATTTTACATAACCACGATCTTCTGCTTCAGTATAATCTATGTTTGCCATATCATTTAATGCATCATATGGCACTTCTGTCACATACACACCAGTATTGTGTTTACGCATGGGAGTTACATTGCGCATGGCTGCAGAAATATGTTTGATGTGTTCTAATATCAACTCACGATTACCAAAGTCAATGTCAATATCTGATTTAAATGTCATTTTAAAGCAAAACCCTTACCCATTAACTTTTTATATGCGTCTTGTACAACCAATGCCTGATGCTCAGCATCTTCTACTGCCTTGTGTGTAGTTTTAGTTGCATACTTTTTATCTTTTAAACTAACACCTGCTACCTCAAACAATGTTCTAGTATCTCTGACTGTGTAAAAAGGCCATGGAATAGGATTGGGCCTATCTGTTAACGTCTGTCGCATAGCAGTTTCCATTACTACAACATCAAATGGAGCACCATGACTCCAAACTGCTTGCCGATTCCAACAAAACTTGTACAGTTTTTCCATACAATCTTTAAGAGATTCTCTTCCATAATCACCCATTGCTTCTTCTAATGCTGCAGGATTTTGTGTACCCCACCACCTGATAGTATCGTCATTAATTACACGATTGTATATTTCAGTTTGATCTTCTAAAGTTGGTCGTAATTCTAATTTTTCTACAATACCATCACCCCGTGGATCAAATCTTACTGCACCAATAGTAAGTATAACACAATAAGGACTTGTGTCAAGGCTTTCAATATCAATCATAATATGGTTAGCCATTACTCATAGTCTTTCGTAAGTATATCAACAACATCCTTGTATTCAAAATCTTTTCTTTCTTTATGCCAACGATGTAACCAAGGGGTTCTATTACAGTCATCAATATGTTGCATTACATGTTTATATCCTGCGGATTCTATCGCTTCTCCTAAGAAGAAACTCATTACTGGTTTACCCCAATGATAAATCACGAAAATCATAGGGTCAGTTGGATGCTGATTCCAAGTAAATTCTTGACCATAATGATCCTTTAAGATTGGAATGTCACTTAGATATTTCATTTTTAATTGGTGTTGTTTTTAATAGGCATAATACTGTATGGTCTTTTTGTTTTGTCCATTCTTCTCTTGCTAATATGCATTCTTCATAAGTTGGATATTCTTTATTATATACAAAATTAATTTTATTTGGTTGATCAGTCCAAAGTTGAACGCTTAGGACCCAAACAGTAATCAATTCACTCATTTCAT